AGGGAATCATAGCAGGGCTGGTGGATACAGTAGCCTGTCCTGATATCGCTATTGCACCTTTAAATAATCCTAAGGCTGTCGCAGTGGACGCTCCCTGTCCGCTCACCGCTCCACTGCCTATCCCAATCATAGCAGGAGCAGTGGTTGCGCTAGCTTGCCCTGATATTGCTACCTCACCCTGAAGTAGTCCTATTCCTGATGCACTAGATGTTCCTGATGCGGAGATACTTGCCTGTGCAATTATTGTTGCTGTTGCAGAACTTGCTACCGAACCCGCACCTGAAATGCTTGCACCCGCGTTTCGTACCCGTAAAGCCGCTCCAGATACACTAGCTGAAGCTGATACACTTGCTCCTGCATCTACAACTTGAGCAACTCTAAAAGAAGCAAAAGGTTCTTGAGAAAATGCGAGAACAGAAAACGACATTTATTAATCCAGTGAGTCAGGCCAGTTATGTATTGGGGCATTGCCTGTAGGATTGCCGTCACTATCCACTGGCATATCAAACAATGCCATAAATGCCGCGTGGTCAGCAGCGTTAGTGATTGCTGTTTCAATCGTACCTGAAGCAGTCCGTACAGCCGCACGATAGGTTGCTACATCTGTCGGAATAGTTGTTGTGCTATCCTCTGCTTTGCGTACTACATACCAATCAGTAGGTGCTAGCAGTGACCCTGCTGTTGCTTTGGTTTGTTTTTTCCATTGGCTTTTAAGACCCAGTGTAACCACCTGATTGCCGTTTTCATCTAGGACAGCATTGCCGTCATCGTCTACCTCATTTACGTCATCTAACGCCTTTGCAACACCAGCCGACCAGTAGAACCTGTTGTCAAAAGGTGCTGGGTCATCTTCCCAGACTAGCCCTGCCGCAGTCTTTTCAGCATCGCTTGTTAGCCCTAGCCAGTTGCTTGGGTACTGGTTGCCGTCAGAATCTGTCCAGCCCCTTCCAGCACGAATAGCCTTGCCATTATATTTCCACATTTATTTACTCCTATCTTGCATTTGCATATTTGAATGGCATCTCAGCAAATGCCATATAGATGTATGTATCATTTGATGAGTTAGCGTTGTTGTTAGAAACGCCTCTATGCTTAAAGCCATTAGATAAAATATCTATAGCCTCATTTGTACCTGAATCTTCAGTATTAGAACTATTAGGGCGCAAATGTAAATTACTTAAATTGCTAGGGTTACGTGAAGTGTCGTGCAAAATCCAATTACCTGTGGTATTACTGCATTTAAAGAGAACCCAAGCTGGTCTAAAACCTGTGTAGACAAACGTGCCGTCTGTACTTCCATTGCCTGTGTACTTGCCAATCTTGGAATAGCCTTCAATACCTTTAAAAGCATAACAAACTTTTGTACCAGCACTACTTACTTGTCCAGAAGTTATTGATATAGTGTCACTATCTATAGCTGTTAGCCAATTTGAACCAGTTGTAAACTTCCCATTTGAAGAATTTAAGTAAACGCCATTTTTTGTTGGAGAACCAAAATGTTTATGCCAAACAACCCAATTTTCAGTACCATCTCTACGTTTAAAAATAAACATATCTGGTGTTGCGCCTAGCCCATGTCCAAAGCTAAAAGAACCAGATGGTTCTGTATAAGTAGCTATACTAAACCCTGCCTCTGTATTAGCTTGAACTGTTGAGGTAATACTTCCGTCTGTGTTAGATGATGTTGTACCGCCATTGGCTTTCCAAGCCCATACAACATAGTTGGCTGTTCCTTCATTTAAGTAATTAGTACCAACATCAACACCTGTAGAGGTAATTGTAATATTGTTAACAGTTTCTTCTTGATTAGTGGCATCAGAAACTAATCTATTTGTCATTCCTCTTGTTGTGTCAAACAATCCATGATTAGAATTAGTTGTATCTCTTTTTTTAAACCAAGTCCAATCTGGTTGCATACCTAAATCAACACTTACAGTTGTGCCACTGTTACCAGTATAAATTCCTGTATTAAAATAGTCCTCTGGTATATCATCGTCTAGCGGTGTGATGGATGGTTCGGGTAGGTTGGCTGAGTTTAGTGCGAGAAAACCAGATGGTACGGAATATTTAAAGTTACCTTGTCCGTTAGCATCTGTGTTAGCACCAGCCGTGGTAGCACCAGCGAAGGTGCTGTCTTGTCCGAAGTTGAATATACCATCGGCAGAAGTTCTTTGACCAGCTATAAAGTAGTATATACCATCACCTACAGATGCTACATCATATGGATTATTTGTTCCTAACTGCACACCGTTCAAATAAAATTCAACAGTTTTTGCATCGGCATCAAAAGCAATACCAATAATGTCCCCACTAGCAACAGTACCTGAGTTTTCATTAAGTGTCCCATTTTGGTATATCCTGTATGTGCTTTGTCCATCAATTAACATTGTTATACCATTAGCTATAAGACTTTGATTTTCACTAGTGCTTCCTGCCGAATAGTTAACACTTGAAATTCCAACTCTGGTTCTTGAGTTAGAGGTATTAGGATTAACGATATGATATTCTGCATACCATTTTCCTGCTGTCACTCCTATAGTGCTTGGCACAGCAGAGGTAGTTGTGCTTGAAGATGCCTCGCACCTTAGATTGCCTTCAGTGAGTGTTAAGTTGCCGCCTTTTGCTAACACGTTAGCTGTAGCATAATTAACCGTAGGACTATCTGGCACTACGTCATGCGCTGATAGGTTGTTTGCAGTAAAATCATTGCCATTGCCGCTAGTGTCATCGCCAATAGCTGAACTATCGCCAAACTCAAGTCTATAACCATTAGTGCCGAATGTTAAACCGCTAGTGTCTTTCGGAACCCATACGCCTGATTTAGTTTCGCCAAACGATGTTGGGTCTAGTTGCTGTCCATCTATAAGATTAATTTCAGCTTGATAGCCATCATAAAGCTGTTGTGTATCAAAAGCCCTTGCACCAACTCTTTGGGCTTCAGTATGATTTACCCCAAGTTCTCTGTTTTGTGATGGGTAAGTTGTTAAGTCAAATGAAGTTATTTGTTGACCGTTTGCATAAAATTTAACTCTATTTGAAGCTGTAGCTTGAGTTGTATCAACAGCTATGACTATATTATACCAAGAACTTGCATCTCTAAAAACTTGATTAGTTCTTATTTGCGCACCAGAAGAATTATCTTGAACAAAAAACAATTTATCATTTTGAATAATAATATAAGTTGCTGAACCACTATTGGGTGTTGTTCCTGTACCACCTGAAAATAGAGTAACGGTAGTTGAACCCGATATTAACCCACGCTTAATCCAACTACTCCAAGTCCAAACTCTACGATTGCCACCAGTAGACGGTGTTCTTTGTAAATAAGAAGTGCTACCATCATCAAACCGCAAAGAATTGTCTATCTGGTAGTCATAAAAATCAGCCTGACCACCAGCCGCTATTCCAAATAAACTACTCATTAAGCAACTCCTATTGCACGACCTATTTCGTAAAGGTTAGTGCCATTGCTGACAAATACAAACTGGTCACGTGAACTAGCTGCAGTAGATAATGTCGGGGCTGTTGCACCCACCCATTTAAATACGCTGTTCCAAGTTATTGTCCGTGAACCAGTGCTATCCTGTATTACTATCAGCACATATACGCCACCATCCTTCTGATTGGTCGGTGCGCCAAATGTACGGTTACCCCCAAGCGTTACACTCGTAACTTGGTTAGCACTTGCATCCCAAGCAACTGTTGAACCATCAGATAGAGTGGTCGCGTTAAAGTTTTGTGTTGCTGTAAATTCTTGAGCAGTTTTTAAATTTGCTACTGCAAACCCTCCTGCTTGAGAACCATCATGAATAACAACCGTATCTTTATCTGTATCAACTGTTACTTCTCCAACGGCTCCAGTAAAAGAACCTGTTTCAGATGTTGTACCTCTTCTAAATTGTACTTGTGTAGCCATTACGCAACCGATCCAAAATCTTCAGTTCCTGTTACAGAACCTGTTACTAAACCAAAATCTTTATTTGCAGGAACACCTAGATTAGCTGGTGTTATTTTTTTCATTGTACCACCATCATCTACAAGAACAAAGTCTGCATCACCGCTTGATGTTGTAGTGCTGGGTGTATCTGAGTTTCCTGTTGTGAGAACAGTGCCACTGGCATTGGGTAATGTAACGGTTCTATCGGCTGTGGGGTCAGTGACGGTGAGGGTGGTTTCATAAGCATTACTTGTTGCACCTTCAAAAGTAATATTTGCACCAGTATGTAATGCTACATTTTTATAAAAGAAAGTAGCGTTATAACCAAGAGTAAAAAAAGTAAATGCTGAACCATCATGAATTGCGTTGAATTTTATTATGCCATTTTCTGTGCCATCTGTTTCATCCGTAATAAGCGATTCTATCTCACCATAGGTAATTTTTTCACCAGCATCGTTTTCACCACTAAAAACTATATGACCAAGTATATCATTTACTGCTGGACTAGAACTATTTCGATAAAGGTCTAGCGTGGGGTCTTCTCCAGACCCTGAACTTGTAGAGGTAATCAAAAGATTTGAATTTATTTGCGCCCCTTCAGATGTAGTTATAAACCTTTGAGAGCCACCATAATAAAGAGCAACTAATCCTGTTGTGTTATTAGCAATAAACCTTGCAAGTAAGTCACCATCTTCAGCCTCAATATCAAAAAACTTGCCATCAACAGTTGAACGAAACGAAAGACTAGAACTTGCTCCTGTGTTCCTCTGTAAAAATGACCAAGGTCTTTCTGTGCCTAATCTTAGAACCTCTGTGCCATCACCAGTTACATTGGCAGTAAGACCCCCTGTGACTGTTGCACCAGTTGATGAGGTTTCTAGCTTTTTACTAGCATCATAATATAACTGTGATGAACCATCGGGAATAAAGTTAGCTAATATTTCATTAGTATTAGCTTTAAGTAATTTTATACTTGTTCCATCCGTTTGTAATTGTAGTTCTCCAGTGCCACCATCATAAATAATACTATTGCTTCCATTATGGAATATTTGTAAGTCACTGCTAGTGCCAAACAACGCTTTTATGTTATCGTTAAAAGTTAAATTACCACTGGTCTTAGTATCTGCCGCATCGCTTCGTAAGAATGATGTGCTGTCTACGCTATCAAGGGTGGCGGCATCTACGTTAGTCAGATTACGTCCATCTAAGGCGATGATATGACCACTCGCATCTCTAAACACCGCCTTCTCTGCTGGCTGAGTGCAGAACAGTGTCTTTGTTCCAGAACCCCAATCAACAGCATTATCAGAGTTACTAGATTGTAGGATGGTAGTTCGGGCTAATGTAGTGCCAGAAGAGGTGTATGTGCCTATGCCGACTTCAAAATCAGCACCAAGAGTACAAGCATAATAGGTAGTGTTACCATTACCGATAGACCCGAAAGACTCAAAACCACTAACAGCACCAGCAAGAGTATACGTGCCAGTACCCGTGGTGGTGGAGGTTTCCTTGACCCTATCGGCAAGTACGAGAGCCACATTGTCACCTATGCAATACGAATGATTGCGTTACTCGCATCTGCTGTTGGAAACTGAATAGTAAAAGTTCCTGATGTAGATGTTTTGTTGCTTGTAAAATCAAGAACAGCAACAGCTTTATTACTTGCGCTTGAATTATAAATCAGCGCACCCATAGCCGTAATAGTAGCTGTAGTAAAACTAAAATCCGCAAAATCAGTTAAAGCTGTAGTTGAAGAAAGTGAGGGGTCTATTCTTGTTAGAGAACCACCACCTGATGTGTATGAACCACTATTAGCAACTTCCCCTGTTGTGGTGAAAGCCGTTGTTGCCGCACCCAAAGTAGCTGTCGTTCCTGATTTACCGCCACCACCTTCTGCGTATAGAGCAATTTTAAAAGTGCCTCCACCAGAGTTTTTAAAATTATGCACACCTTCTAATAGCTCTTTTTTAAAAGAACTACACATTGCTTGTGTTATAGCCATTATAATCTCCTTATTAAATCAGCCATTTCCTTCTGTCCTGCCGTGGACATCTTATGTGCAATGTTAGCACGTTCTTCTCGTCTTGCCAATTCTATATAGTTATACATCACATTACGCAATTTATTTTGAAATACTCTTGCTTGCTCTTTAATAGCAGGAGGAGCCGAGTCAGATACTAAAATTAATTTATCCATAGCTAATTCAGTTAATTGTTCACTGCTTAACCCGCCTTCATTAGAAGTCATTACATTTACTACCCCTGTAGAAATACTAGAGTTAACGCTTATCATTTTTAGCCTCTTCTATATACGTTACATTTGGTATGTCATGTCTACCAATTAAAACAGGATCTATATCTGTTGGTTCAGGAGGTGACATAGGTTTATCTTTGGATATATGTATTTTACCATCAACAATTGACTGTATTAAAGGATTATCTAATCTATGATAGCCATATAACTTTTCATTATCAGGAACATTACAGTCTAGTAAAGGAGAAGTAGAAGCTACCTCAATAAGTATACCTTTTTGTATAGCCACAGCGCACCAAAACTCTACACAAGCTCTTCCTGCTTCTGCAAAATGTAAATTTTGTTTATAAGAAAAGTCTATGCCGAAAAGATTAATCTTTTTTACTTTCGTATAAATAGCAAAAGCAATCGCATAGGCAACTGTATTGTTAAAATAAGCAACCTTAACTGAGTTTATAACGTCTTCTAAGGGATATTCTATAATCTCAGGCACTCTGACATCTTTACAACAAGAATAAATAGGGCCTTTATTTTTTACTTCTAATAAAAATTCCCTGGCTATGTTTGTTTGTTTTCCTGCTTTTGTATCATCTAAAAACCTACTAGCAGGATCCATCATAAAACTTCTATTAACATGAAAAATTGCACCTATGCAATTAATACCCCAAACTTCATCATATTTTACAGAGTTTATTCTAGTTAAAACAAACTCGGAAAAAGACCCACCTAATGCTACAATGGCTATTTCTTTATTTTTTAAATCTTTCACGTTTTCTGCATTATCCTTACACCTGTTCTGTAAGCATCTGTATTTTCTGTGGACTCACCATAATTTTTTAAACGAGATAAAGCTTCTATAAACCTATCATTATAAAGTTTTAAAAAGTCTGGTTCACCTTTCATAAAAATATAAGACTCATACAAACTACCAAACAACAATGCATCAGGGGCGTTGGTTCCTAACCAAGATGTGCCATCTCCTGTAGCTGTTATTGATGTAGGCCTGTAATAATAATGCAACTCTACCGAGTAATTACTATTAGGTGTTGGGCTTACAATAAAATTATCAACATCAAAATAAGCATAATATCTAGGCACGCCTGTAGTAGCTGGATTAGGATTAAACTCCTGCACAAAATTTACATCTTTAAATAATAAAAATTCATTACTGCTAGAATTTACTACAGATAAAGCGATAGAACCCAGATAGTCAGTGGGAACAGCTAAAAATTTATTCCCATTTGTTAACGTGCCTGTAACATTTTTACGAAAATATTCTAATTCAACAAGCTTTAATATTCTTTCTTCTGCGTTTTTAATAAAATTAGGTATATTGGTAACAAAAGTAGTTTCAGTATTTTCAGAATAATCTTTAATGGCTTGCGTCAATGTTGTGTTTGTATAGCTCATGATGTGCTCACTGTTACTGTTCCTAGGCTTGTTTCTAAGGCAGTAGTCTTAGTTATCAAACCACCTATAATTCCATCTCCAGTATTGGTGTAAACTACAAAAGCAGAAGTTTCTATATCTTGGTCTGGGCGTGGATCTTTAAGAGCTTGTGCATCTGCCCCTTTTGGTCTTGGTTCCAACTGGGGGTGTTTAGACTCATACTCATCAGGACCCACCTTTAAACCATTCCATTCAGTTCTCATTTCAGATAGTTTATACCTGAAACCTGACCTGTCAGAATAGCCATAGGCGTATTTACCAGCTGCGTACCTTGCCATTAATTAATCCGTAAGTAATCCATACTTGGTTGTAGTTTGAGAGATACTCTGTCTTCATCCTCGTCAGCAGCTCTTTGAAACTCTTCTTCATATATGCTTTTCAAAAGTTGCAATCTTTCTGGTGCCCTTTTTACAGATAAGTAATAAGCTAGACCAGATATTATACAAGGTAAAAACCTAAATGGAGCATCCGTAGTGTTTACTAAAGCATTAGCATCTTGAATACGTTGGACATAATAATATACCAACGTATCGGAAGAACTATCAGGGGTAGACCATAAGTTTATTTCAGGAATAGTCTGTCTATTGTAATAATACTGACTAGGTCTTCCTTGCGTTGATTTATTCGGAATACTAAGATACTCCCCCCTAGATATCCTAGACAAATCAAAGTCTGTGCCGTTCCTTCGCAGCACAACCTCTAACAAATCTGTATAGGTAGCATCAAATGTATATGTTGCCGTACCAGCTGTTAAGGCTTGCGTTGCCTGCTTAACTGTCCACAGGTTAACACCCCTGTTTGCCCACTCTGCAAACATGATATTCAAAGACCTACGAGCAGTTTTGGCATCGTATCCAGTTCGGACTTCTAAACCACACCGCTCATAAGCCTCCTCAATGATATCTGCAATATCAAGATCGAAATCTCTTGAATTAGAAGTAGCCATTACTTCTTCTTCTTAGCTTTTACAGCACCACCGCGCATCATCTTCATGGCTTTCTTAGAGCCAACCATACCACCGCCCATCATCTTCTTTTTTGGCATGGTCATACCACCGCGCATCATCTTCTTAGCTTTTTTTGCTTTCTTCATTGCCATTTTTCAATCTCCTATAAATGGATTTTCTACGCTTATACAAAGATTCGGCTTCATAGTAATCTTCGCACACATCATAATACCCCTTCATTCTAAGTGAATCTGAGGCTTCTTGCAACTTACTTAACCTTTGAAAGAAGATCATTGCATATACCGGACCTTCATCTTCTTCCATATCAAGGCTGTCATCTAATAGCTCGTTGCTTTCATCTTCTGGGTGAAAACCCATGAGATACATATCTTTTGTATTATATTTACCTTTGCTTATATCTTGGTTTAAGTCATCTAATAGAATATCTAAATCATCTAAATCATCAGGAAAAAAGTCTATTAAAATAATTACATCCTTACTATCATCCCAATTATTTATACAAGAATGTATAACATTATAATTGGCTTCATAGTTAAAGATAAAACCTACTTTATTATTAAGCCAAGCAGCTTTAGCATAAGGACAAGCGGGTAAATTATTGTAATGTGGGTTAGCTATTTCAAGAGCGTTTTTAGACCAGTCTTTTAAATCAGACATAATTCTTTGTTCTACATCTGGAAACATCAAAATGACCCTCTATTAGAAATTAGCCAAATTAACCCTATAAAAAATAAGGCTCCTACTGTAGTGAGCAATATAACTGCTAAAATTTCCATAAAATGTTTACGAGCTTCACGTTGCTTATAAATAGTTTCTTTTCGTTGTTTTCTAATATCACGTTCCATTTGTATAAGCTCTTGCCATGCTTGAGGCCCAAGCATAGAGCTAATTAACCTACGAAGTTCATCGCGCTGGTTCTCAAGCTGTTTTTTCTGAGTAAACAACTCCATTGCTTCTTGTTCAACAGATTTTGCATTGAAGATTTTTTTAAAAATTGGAGGATTCTTAGCCTCGTGATGAGCGCGATCAATATCAGATACAGCAGACATCCATTGCGAGAGACTCTTGCCCATCGACTGAAGCTCGCGGCCGATGCTCACACCTTTTTTTAGTGCGTTAAAAGCAGACCCAGCGAGGGCCATTGCACTGACAGGATCGACCATGTGAAACTCCTAGGCTTGTTCAACAGCCCCTTTTGTTAACTTTCTTCTATTCTCCATGACTGCGCCACAGCCTCTTGCAACAGCAGTGCCAGAAATTGGTTTACCATTAAACGGTCTTTTTGGAACCGTAACACCGCCTCCAAATTTTAAATTCTTTACTTTTGCCTTCTTTGTATTAGAAACAACAGTTTTTCCCTTACTGCCCTCACGTTTCTTTTTACGAGCAGTTTTAGCTCTTTCCTCTTTGCTAAGACTATTAGCCTTTGATCTTGGCAGGCAACGATCAGGCCTCTTTTTATTCTTTGAAGTTCCACATTTACCCTTGATAGATCCATCAGTGCCAATCCTCACCCAGTCTTGCTCAAGCCATTTTTTAAGTTCCCCCATTACTTGCCCTTTCGCTTACCACCTTTTGACTTCTTAGCGTAGTTTGGATCTTTGCAGTATTTTGAGGCAGCCAAGTTTGCGTACGCTGACGGGTAAGTGTCAAAGGTACGTTTAGCCCACGCCTTACCCTCTGGACATATCTTTGATCCTTTACTCTTTGCACTGGCCTTGCCTCCTTTTTTAAAATAAACTAATTTATCTGTGTTCATCTTTCGCCCCTTGGTGATTTGTTTTGGAATTTGCGCTCTAGCAATAGCCATTACAGAAACTTCTCTAGTCCAGCAATTGTCACAATTAATATTGCAATACCCCACAATCGCATATCTAAATTTTTTAAATGAGATTTCTGATCGTCAAGACGTTCTTCAATACGTTTATAACGTAAAGCGCATTCTGCCTCGTGACTTTCAACTTTTGCTAACACTTCTTCTGGAGTCATTTAACACTTCCATCTTCTTCTAGCTTGTCTTAAACGGCTATTAGGATCTTTAGCGGCTTTTGGAAACTTCTTCATTTGCCCAGCGGAACGAGCGCAAAAAGACTTGCGTCTTTTAGCGTCCTTACTGCCTTTTTTTACTTTGCCAGTAACTGCTGTTTTTAACTTACTTCCAGGATTATCCCGTCTGTATTTAGCAACACCAGCTTTAGTCATCCCCGCTCCAGATTTAGTGGAGCGAAAATACTTTTTTGTTTTTGGCGGTTGTTTGTCTCGTTTCCGAGCCATGACGCTACCCAAAGAACCCCGTAATAGAATCTATCGCAGTAAGTGTAACATGACACTCATTTGGAAAGATAATACCGTGGTCAGGAATTGTTACCTGAGTATCATCGTCAGCTTTAAAATTCATTGTAAGTAGAGTTGCACCACTACTGCCATTTTTAAAAACAGCAGCTGGACTGCCACTCGCATTAGTTTCTACAACGAATGATTTTAACCGTGTCCTACCACCATTTAATGTGCCTGTGCTAGTAACAGTCTTCGCAATAATCGAACTAGCCATTATAGCCTCCTATCTTAGCTATCACCAAAAGGAGTTGCTACTGTACCAGAACCAATTAAACTTCCTTGTACAAGATATTCTGCAAGAGCTAATGCAGTAACTTCTATATAAGAACCAACTTTACCGCCTTGCGTACCATCGTTGAATGTAATAACGTCATTACTTGCACCCGGAACAAAGGCCTTCGTGGTACTGCCAGTAACAGCTACAGAACCAACAAATTTATCTGTTCCATCTGTTTTAATTTTTCCTGAAGTTGAAGCTGTGCCTATAAACAAAGTATATTTTGCACCTATTGTACCTGTTGTGATGGTAGGCAATGTAATCACACCATCCGCATCATTTATTTCAGAAATGCGACCAGCGTGAGCAGCAAATGTAAGGGTTGTATCTTCTGCGGCAATGGCAACAACAGAACCAGAGCCTGAGTTTGTCATCCCGTTGTTAGATACAATCGGGCCTGAGAAAGTAGTACGAGCCATGTTAATCTCCTTGTCGTGGCTAGTGTCAGCATAATGCTGTCAAGGGTTAATTGTGTGAAGAGAGGCATCTCTTCACACTATTTGTAGCATACCTTAAAAAATAAAAAACGGCAAGGTTAGTTAATACCTAGACCTTGCCGTTACACCTACGGGAGAAGTGTTTTTTTATGCGCCCGGAGAACCGAACACGCATCTTGGATCTGAAAATCCGAAGCTATAACGCTCACGAGCCTTAAACCTCATATTTCCAGTGTCAAAGTCTGCTTCCATCTGAGTTGACAGAGGAACACGCTCGAAGTGTAAGAAACCTCTGGGTGTGTCTGTCATGATGAAGAATGCATCCGGGTCTGTTAAGAAGTCATTAACGGTATAACCGTTTGGTAACATTCCCATAGACCTTAGTGCATTAACATCATTGTCAGCAGTTCCTACGCGAAGGTTTGATACCATCAAACGCTCTGAAATAAACTGTAACTGACGTGGTACAATTAACTTCATACCTCTTAAAGCTACAGTTAAACCACGCTCGTCAACAAATCCAGCAATACTGATT